AATAAGTGCTTGACAAAAAAGGGGACAAAAGAAACAAAAAAATATAAGCTAAACCCTCAAAAACACTTGACTAATGAAGATTTACTAGTACAATAATACTAGATATAGTGTTTGTAATGATTATAAATACTATATATTGTGTTTTGATAGCTCGAATTTGAAGAGATTCCATCACCACCTCGATGGAGTCTCTTCTTTTTTGTGCTAAGAAGGGAGGTGAATGTGCCATGGTCGTTAATCAACAGGAGCTAGCTAGGTGTTTAGGACTTACAGCCCGTCAAATAAGAAATTTAAGAAAAGACTATGGCATGTTCCCGAACGATGATAACAAGAAATATGCCTTAGAAGAATGCATCCAGGAGTACATTCGATTCAAAATTGAAGAGGAAACTGGACGGCGTTCCAATATCAGCAAGGAGAAAGTGTCTGCAGAGCATGAGGAAGTGAAAAAACAGATAAGCTTGCTTAAGCTAAAGAAGCTAAAAGCGGAACTGCACCTTGCAAAGGATGTGGAGCGGTATCTAACAGGAATGCTGCTGGCATTTAAGGCAAAACTGGAAGGACTCCCCACAAAGATGGCCATGCAAGTAGCAGGCATGACCGATGTAAACGAGATAATAAACACGCTTTCCAAGTCTGTAAGGGAAGCACTTGATGAACTATCTGAGTATAACCCACAGGAGATAGATGGAAAAATCTCCATAGTGGAAGACATTGAAGAAGAGGAAGGGGAAGACGAGGAAGAGCTAACAGAGGAGGAGTAATATGCCGTTTGGTATGAAAGCCTGCAAGGTAAGGGCTAAAACGGCAAGACTGTTTAGAAAGGTTATAAAGAATACTCTGCAGCCGGAAGAGGTATTCACGGTATCAAAATGGGCAGAAGAGAAGAGAGTCTTAGACAATTCAAGTAACCTTAGCGGTAAATGGAGCAATGCATTTACGCCTTACCTTTGTGAAATAATGGATACATTGAATGACCCTTATTCTAGAGAGGTGTATTTCTGTAAGCCTACGCAGGTCGGTGGAACGGAAGCCCTAATTAATATGCTTTGTTATATAGCAGATGCAAGTCCTGCTCCTACAATGGTTGTATATCCTACTGACGACCTAGCAAAGGATACATCCAACGCAAGAATAAAGCCGGCTTTCCGTCTTATACCATCCATAAACCGAAAGTTTCTAGATAATCAGTCAAAGGAACTGGAGTTAAGGCTAAGAGGAATGAATATTTATCTCCGTGGAGCCGGTTCACCCTCTAAGTTGGCAAGTAAAGCAATTAAGTATTTGTTCTTTGATGAAATTGATAAGATGGGCGGTGCTTCCAAGAAGGAGGCAAGCCCATTTTCGCTTGCAAAGGAAAGAACAAAGACCTATAAGCCACAGGAAAAGATTTTTGCGACATCCACACCGACAATCCGTTCTAACTATATATGGGATTTAAAGGAGAATGCGGAGGAGGAGAAGCATTTCTTTGTTCCCTGTCCTCATTGTGGAGAAATGATTGAGCTTTCTATGAAGTCAATCAAATATTCCAATAACGAAAGCCTAAGCAATGAAGATAGAGCGAACACAGCGAATTATTACTGTCAAGAATGCGGAACGCAGATAGTTGACGGAGATAAGCCCAAAATGCTTCGGAATGGTGAATGGAGAACGGTCCGGAAGAGAGGAATCGGCCATGCAAAGAAGATTGCCTACTGGATGAATACTTTGTACTCGATTTTCATTAAATGGAGTGATGTAGCAAAGGAATTTTTGGATTCTAAGGATGACCCGGAAAAATTGCAGAACTTTGTAAACTCATGGCTTGCTGAACCGTGGGAGGATGCAGAAACAAGAATCACGGAAGACAGTGTTCTGAATGCGCAGACGGATATAGAAGAGTTCATAGTTCCGGATTGGGCAAAGCTTGTAACAGGTGGTGTCGATGTGCAGAAGAACTCCTTGTACTACACAATAAGAGCATGGGGAGATTACAGCACATCGCAGAATATCACTCATGGCCAAGTTGTTTCTTGGGAAGATATAGAAAGAGTAATGAACCGCATATATGAGACAGAAGACGGCAGCAGGAAATTTGCTGTAGAGCTTTGCCTTATAGACAGTGGATACAACCAAGACGAGACATTAGAGTTCTGTATCAACAATTCCGACTGGGCAAAGCCTGTTAAAGGTGCAAGTAATGACCTTTTGGATAGATTTAAGATTTCCAAGATAGAGAAGACAGGAAGTTTTAACGGAATGCAACTTATCCTAACAGACGGTAACAAGTACAAGGATTCAATCTCTAACCGTATGAAGAGGGTAAAGGGAGAGAATACCGGTGCATGGATGGTTTATAAGGGCTGTGATAAGCGATATTCACAGATGATTACTGCAGAGCAACGAGTCACTGAAAAGACAAGAACAGGAATCAAATCTGTATGGAAGCCAAAAGCAAAGCATTTAGATAACCATTACTTAGACTGTGAGGTTTATGCAATGGCTGCAGCAGAGCTTCTTGGTATCCGGTACGAGCATTTAAGGAATGTTCCATCGCTTAAGACGGTACAAGCGGAAAACAATGCAAGTGACAATCAGTCTAACAGCTGGATACAAACGCAAGAGAATTGGTTAGGAGGGTAAATGGAAAACGCAAGAGAAGAGAACTTAGAGAAAGAGCTAAGCTTTGTTTCTCCGAAAGAACAACTCCAAATAGTAAACACGGCTATCCAGTCCGTACTGGAAGGAGGGCAGTCCTACAAGATTGGTACAAGAATGCTTACTAGAGCAAATCTTACAGAGCTTGTGAGATTGCAAAAGTCTCTTATGGGATTGGTGGCACAGGATGACAACAATAATCTGTTTTCTGATACTTACAGAGCAGTTTTTGATGGGAGGTAGGCACTTTGAATTGGTTAGATAACTTAATAGGCTTTGTATCTCCAAAGACAGCCTATAAACGCCAAGCCTATAGGAATGCGATAGAAGCTTCAAGAGCATACGATGCGGCCAACTACAAGAACGCTAATGCAAATTGGCATGCCAGTATAGAATCCGCAGAAATGGGCTTGTCCGGTTCTAGAGAGATTATCAGAGCTAGGGCAAGAGGCTTGGAGAACAATTCCGATATTATGAACTCTATTCTTGGAGCATATAAAAGAAATGTAGTCGGAGCAGGATACAGGCTAAGAGCGAACACAGGGAAAAGCGAACTTGATAAGAAAATCGAGTCCTTGTGGCATGAGTGGACAAAGGCAAGGAACTGTGATGTTACAGGGCAGCAGTCTTTAAACCAACTGTTAAGAATGGCAATCACAAGGAAGAAGGTAGACGGAGGAATCCTATTTATCAAGTGCCATACAGATGATGGCATTATCCCGTTTCAGCTGCAGGCTATTGAGGTGGACGAGCTTGATACTACTGTGATGAGTCCAAAGAACAAAGAAAACAGGGTTATCGGCGGTATTGAATACAATCAATACGGAAAACCTGTGGGGTACTACATAAGAAAATATGATATTCAAGGCTATAACATCCTAGATGCTCAGTATTACGAGGCAAAGGATGTTATTTTTATGTGTTCCAAAAGTAGACCTTCACAAGCAAGGGAAGTGTCCGACATGGCGCAAACACTTACAAGAATCCGTGATATTAACGAGTTCTTGAACACGATTGCCATTAAGGAACGAGTGCTTGCTTGCCTTTCAGTTTTTATCACACAGGATACTCCGCAGACAGGAATCGGAGGACGAAGTAACAAGGAATTTGACGGCCAGAAGTACAACTACCAAGGAAAGACTTTAACGCCCGGGATGATTCAATACCTAAACAGCGGAGACAAGGTATCCACAGTACAGCCAACAGGACAGGCGGTAGATGCTACAGCCTTTGTTAAACAGCAAATGCGCATGGTTGGTAGTGGACAAGGCGTGTCCTATGAGGTTGTGAGTCGTGATATGAGCGAAAGCAACTATTCCTCTGCACGACAAGGAATCATTGAGGACGAGCTGACCTATCAAGAGGACATTGAGATAGTCGAGTCCTTCCTAGATGAGGTTTATGACTGCTTTATTGCATCTGCTTACCTTTCTGGAAAGCTAACCATAGAACACTTTGGAACAAATTCGGACAACTACCTAAAACACAAGTGGATTAAAGCTCCTAAGCGGTGGATAGACCCTGCAAAGGAAGCAAATGCAAATAAGACGGCCTTACTTACCGGAGAAAAAACATTCGTAGATTTAGCCTCCGAACATGGTAAGGATTGGCGAAGCCAAATTGACGAAATGGCAGAGGTTCAAGAGTACGCAAAGAGTAAAGGCGTAATGCTAGGAGGGGGTGAGAACAAGAATGAAAATACCGAAGCAAGCGGAAACGCTCCAAAGGTCGGTGAATCTAGCAATCCAGGTAACGGAGGAAAACAGTAAGCAAGTGGAGTTGTCCTTCTCTTCCGAAGAGCCGTATAAGCGATTCTTTGGAAATGAGATTTTGGACCATTCAGAAGGATGTGTTGACCTATCAAGACTGAATGATATTGGTGTAGTCCTGTTCAATCACGACAGAGACAAGGTAATTGGCAAGGTTATCAACGCAAGAGTGGAAGAAGGTCGAGGGAAGGCAACTATCGAATTTGACGATGATGATTTCTCTAAAGGAATTAAGAAAAAGGTCGATAGCGGAACGCTTAAGGCTGTTTCCGTTGGATACCTTGTTAAGGAGTGGGAAGAAGTAAAAAAAGGAAAAAGCTCCGATGACGGAAGATTCAAGGGAGAATGCGTTATCGCTAAGAAGTGGCTACCCTATGAGATTTCCATAGTATCTGTTCCGGCTGATTCTACTGTAGGGGTAGGACGCACAATGGAAGAGGAAGAAGCACAAGAAGAAGTGCAAGAGGCAAAGGCAAATCTGCTTGGGATTTATGAGAAGCAGTTAGCTATAAACTTTAAACTTTATGGAGGAAAGTAATGAAGAAATTCAAAGACATTTTGAAGAGACAGCAAGAGATTTTATCTTTTGCAAAGGCACAGGGAAGAGACCTGACCGAGGAAGAGTCTGCAGAGTTCAATAAGTTAGAGAAAGACTTGGAGAACCTTGCAAAAGAGGAAGAGGATGAGACGGCAAAGAAAGCCTTAGAGGACGAGAGAAAGCGTGTAAATGAGATTCTCGACTTATGCAAGGGGCTTGATGTGGATTCCGCAAAGTTCATTAAGGAGAATACTTCCGTTGATGAGGTAAAGTCCTTAGTGATTGAGGATTTAAAGAAGAAGAGTTCTCCTGTATCCACAAGACAGACCGTCAATGCAAGTGTGCTTGAGGACGAGGAAGACCGTTTCCGTGCTATGGCTGTAGACGGAATCCTTATGCGTGGTGGAGTGGAAATTGACAATGCGAAGGAAGGCGCAGAGAAGTTTGCTCATTCTTCCTTAAGAACCATTGCGGAGGAGTGCTTATCTCGTACCGGAGATAGTACGTACCAGTCTGTACGCTTTATGAGTCCTGATGAGCTTTACATGGAGCTTGGCAGACAGTTTTTCAATCCAACAGCAGCATTCCCGGCAATCCTTGATTCCGTGGCTAAGAAAGCTATTGTTGAAACCTACAAGAAAGTTCCGACCACTTTTGAAAAGTGGGTAACTATTGGCTCTAAGTCCGACTTTAAGGAGGATACAGACCATGAGTATGTAATCAATACCATGGGAGACTTTGAAGAGGTTCCGGAGTCCGGAGAACTTAAGCATGGCGGTATTCAGACTGAATTACTTCCGACGAGAAAGCTTAAGACCTTCGGTAAGCAGTTCACCATGAGCAGACAGGCATTTGTAAATGATGATATTGGAATCATTACAAGAATGCCGGCTCTTTATGCTGCACAGGCAAAGAAGACTCTTGATAAGATGGTCTATGCTGTTGTGTTTAATAACGGAAAAATTTTCGACGGAAAGAATCTTTTCGATGATGCAAAACACGCTAACCACATCGCTACCGGAACGGCTCCAACAAGAGAGTCTTTACAGAAAATGATTACAAAGCTTTCCTTGCAGAAGGACCAGTTCGGAGAAGCGATTTATGCAACTCCGGAATTTGTTATCATTCCTACCGGTTATCAGTTTGATTTGTATACCATTCTTCATTCTGCACTTGTGCCGGAGAATAACAATAATGCTGCTAACCCTCTGTACAACTACAACTTAAAGGTCATTGAGACTCCTGTGCTTAATGCTTTGGCAAAGGACGAGGCGTGTCCGTGGTTCTTGGTTGCTAACAAGCTGACAGCTGGCTCTGTTGGTGTTGACTTCCTGAACGGAAAGCAGACCCCGACTATTCGTAGAATGGAGACTGCAGGACAGCTTGGCTTTGTATGGGATGTGTACCTTGATGCAGGAATCTATGTTAAGGACTACCGTGGAATCGTTAGAAATGACGGCGTAAAGATTGTGTAAAGAGGAGGTAAAGGATGAAAGCTATTTATAAGCAGAAAGGTGAAAGCTTAGATTATACCAACAATGGAACAGCTACCATTGAAGCAGGAGAGCTTGTGGTGATTGAAAAGCATGTTGGTGTTGCCGGATGCCCTATCAAGGCAGGTGAGACAGGCAGTCTCCATGTAGTTGGTGTATTTGAAGTGCCTTGCAAGGCATTAACCAGTCCTCTTAAGGTTGGACAGGATGTGTATTTCAAGCCGACAGACGGCGTTACTACTACTTCCACGGATACTCCGCTTGGATTTGTGGTAAAGGCTGCAGAGAATGGAGCTACAAGCGTTCTTGTAAGAATCGGCTAAGGTAATGGCTAGGGTGAAATATCCCTAGCCTATTTTTTGGAGGTTCTATGGGATTCAAGAAGTGGGCGTTTAAGGACATAGCCAGTACATTCCTTAATCTTGATGAGTTCGGCGAAACGCATTTAATCAATGGAAAGCCTATGACTGTGATTATTGATTCCAACGAGGTAGAGGAAAGAGGTAAGAAACAGTTTGAACACAGTAGAATTGATGGAATCTACGAAGATAATATCATTCTGTATGTTTCAAGGAAGAACATTGGTAAACAGCCGGCCAGAGGACAGGCAATCAAGATTGATGCAAAGGACTTCCGTGTAACGGATTCCAGGGATGAGGGCGGTGTTTACTCTGTCACTATGAGGGCTTTTAAATCATGAGTAAAACAGACAATCAAATCAAAATTGAACTGGACATTGAATCTTATAACAAGATTGTCCGTGCTATGAATCAAATCACAGGGAAGAGTGCAGAGTTCATTATGGCGAGTTCCGCCAACAGGATTCTTAAGACCGTCCGCAGGCGACTTGTAAAGGCTGATAAACGAGAATATACAGGAGAGTTCCCAAAGGGAACGAAAGACCGAAGCTCTATTGAGAAAGCGAAAGTAAGTGCTGGAATAGCAAGTGCTTCCGTGAACTTTAAGTCAAGAATTACAGGAATCTCTAAGTTTTATATGTCAAGAAAGGATACTACAACTAAGTGGGATAAAGGACACGACATAAATGTTCCTGTTGCGGTTGTAGGTGGCAAAACGATTTATAGAAGAGTTGCAAAAACAAGAAATTCACCATCTGTTATTGTAGGGCAAATTAAAGGGCAAAGAAAGCCAATCACTAAAGCCTTTAAAATGCTGATTCACAACACAAAGAAAGATGGTACTGCCGGAGGAGACCACTTATTTCTTGGATACAGAAAAGATGGAAAGGTCCGCCAAGTGTTAGGCTCTTCCGATATGGTGCGAATCAGAAATGAGAAAGTATACGGCAAGGAAGAGGCGGAACTTGGGAAAATGTATCTTGATGAATGTATGAAGCGACTGGATGCAGCCCTAGCGAAAGTGAGGTAAGAATGAAAGATTTTCCGGTGACTTCTCCATTGGGCTTGCAGATTGCTCTTACAAAGGAGCTTAAGTCCTTGTTTGATGGGATGTTGTTCCAAAATGCCGTTGATAACGGAGAGAGCTTAACAAAGCTAGCTATCTATGAGCAGGCACTTCCGATAGCAACAAAGGAAGTAAAGGCTTATGAGAACGAAACAACGGATACCACAGATTTCTATACTGATGAAGTGGAAGATTCCATCATTAAATGCCCATGGTGCAATGTAAAAATTGATAAGTGGTGGCAAGACAAGGACAATCGGTGGGTTGTAAAGATTGCCTTTATCTTTGGCATCTACAATAACGATAAATCGAATCGAGGACATAGAGAGATTATCAATCTTGTAGAGAAGATACGGCAGAGATTCACACTAGACCCTATGCTGGAAAGCCAGTACAGAAATAGAGGAAACTTTGATGCCGAGGTAAACGAAGAGGATACTTACCCTTATTTCTTCGGCGTTGTGGTAACGGATTTTGAATTGAAAGGAATTGAGAGGGAATGGGAGAAGTATCTGTAAAAGAGAATGAGGTCTTGGATACCACAGCGGAAGAGGTGGTAACAGCAGAAGCGAACGTTCCAAGAAAGGAAGAAGATAAAAATAAGAACAAAAATTCTGAAAAAGAATCTTCCGTGAAACAATATATTTATCTTGGGGAATCAAGAAGAGGACTTCCGCACGGAACAATCTTCCTTGGTGAGCTTCCGGGATACATCCGGGAAGAAGCAAAAATAGACAGAACCTTTGCAGAACATATTCTTGTTTGCGAGGGCGAAGTTACAAAAAAACTTGTTGATTAAAGAAGGGAGAAAGAACAAATGGCATATATGCACAGAATTAGTACTGTCGAGAATGCTACAGCCGTGAAAGCACCAGTAAAGTCCGAAAATGGTGTACGAGTGTTTGTCGGTACAGCTCCGGTACATACCACGGCATACGGAACAGTAAACGAGCCTGTTTTAGTGAATAGCTTTGAGGAGGCTGTAAAGTACTTCGGTTATTCCGAGGACTATGCAAAGTACACTCTTTGCGAAGCGATGGATGCTTGCTTTAAGCTCTATAGCATCGCACCGGTGGTATTTATCAATGTGTATGACCCGACAAAGGGAAAGGCTGCAGCAAGTGCACCGAAAAATGTAAATATCACAGAAGTAGGCGTTGTGGATACCACTCTAACCAATGTAGCACTTGGAAGCGTAACCATAAAGCCGAATAATGGTGTGGAGATTCCGGCAAAGGATTCAGAAGATTTCGAGCTTTTCTATGATGCAGACGGAAAAGTTAAGCTTCGCGTAAAAAAGATTCCGCAGGGTGTAACAAGCGTATCTCTTAAGTACACGGAAGGTCTTGCTGATGTAACTGCGGTATCCGGAAACGATATTATCGGTGGATATGATGTAACCACAGGGGCAGCAAAGGGAATTGAAGCAATCAGAAATGTATATCCAAAGCTTGGAGTAATTCCAGGTATCTTAGCTTGCCCTAAGTTTGGTGCAGAACCTTTGGTTGCACTGGCGCTTAGTGCGAAGACAGAGGATTTAAACGGTTTGTACACTTGTGAATGTGTGATTGACCTTTTAACTAAGTCACAGGGGACAAAACTAACATCCTATGCGGATGTGGAAACTGCAAAGAAGTATATTGGAATAACAAATCCTCATGCTATAGCTTTCTTCCCGTGTGTAAAGGTTGGAGGAAAGGTATTTCACCTATCCACTATTGCAGCTTGTGCAATGGTGAAGTGCGATGTGGACCATGGTGATATTCCTTACAAATCTCCGTCAAGCGAGAGCATTCCTGTATCCGCAACTTGTCTTTCCGATGGAACAGAAGTATTCCTCGATGTTCCGCAAGCGGAATTTGTGAATGGCCTTGGTGTTGTAACGGCTATTAACGACAATGGATTCAAGCTTTACGGAAACAACACAATGGCTTATCCAAAGTCCACAGACCCGAAGGATAGATGGATTGCCTGCAGAAGAATGATGAGCTGGTATAGAAACCGATTTATTCAGACCTATAAGAACAAAGTGGATGAGCCGGCCAACTATCGTTTATCCGAAGCTGTAGTGGATTCAGAAAACATTTTCCTTAACTCTTTAAAGTCTGCAGGCATTATCGCAGGTGGAAGACTTAGCTTTAATGAAGCGGAAAATCCGAAGGAAGCAATCCTTGACGGAAAAATCGTATTCAGTACAAAGATTGCGTTCTTCACTCCGGCTGAATGGATTGTGGACCGTATCGAGTTTGACCCAACTTTGATTTCAGGTGCGATAGGAGGTAATAACTAATGGCAGGAAAAATCGGTATCAATAGTATCCCGGAGGTTTTAAACGGCTTTAATGTGTATGACCATGACGGAGGAAAGCTAATCGGTATTTCCGATAGTGTTACCCTTGCTCCGTTAAGTATGCTTACCGCTACCATTAGCGGTGCAGGAATCGGCGGAGAGTATGCAGCTCCTGTAATTGGACATACGCAGTCCATGCAGCAGGAAATCCCGTTCAGAACGCTCTATCACGACATTACTAAGTTTGTAGACCATTCCAAGGTAACAGGCGTTACTTTGAGAGGTGCTATACAGGTAACAGACCCGTCTACGGGAGTAACAGACTATTCTCAGGTGCGTGTCGTGGTGCGTGGAAAGACCCTTGAAATTAATCCGGGAAGTGCGAAGGTTGGAGAAGCCTTCAATGCAAGCATGAAGCTTGAGGTTATCTATATGCTTGTTGAGGTAGATGGCGAGAAACTTATTGAGCATGACAAGCTTAATGAGATTTTCGTAGTGAACAACGAGGACATCATGGATAAGGTAAGGAGACTGTGCTAATGGCTAGTACAAAGAAAACGACTAAGGCAGAGGATAACTCTGCCTTAGATTTTAATATGGATGATTTCAAATTTGAGTTGGAGCTTCCTATCACCTTTGAAGGGACGGTGTACAAGGAGATTACCTTGAAAGGCCTATGGGATTTAGACCTGCAAGGCTTAACCGAGGTTGACAGGGAATACAAACGACTCACAGGTATCACCATGACGGCAAACACGCCTGTAGACACCATGTATAGCGCATTGGTTGTGGCAAAGGCTAACGGAATGCCTTATGAGTGGCTCATGAAACTCAAGGCAAGGGATGCGATAAGACTTAGAACTTCGGTATTTACTTTTTTTTACATGAGGGCATAGAGGAAACAGGACTTAAAAAGCTTACGGCAAAGGTGGCTATGATTACCCACACGCCGATAAGCTTTTTTTATTCCATTCCTTTAGTAAACCTTTTTGATGAAATGAAGCCTATCATTGACGGAATAAAGGAGTATAGGGATGGCAAGTAAAGAATATAAGCTAGCTGTACGAATCATGGGAATTATGGATGGCAGCTTAGGAAAGAGTGTAGCTCTGACAAAAAAGCAACTTCGAGATATTGCAAAGCAAGCAACAGCCCCCGGTATTCCCAGTGGAAAGCTTACAAATAATGAAAAAATCCTTAATGCCCCATATAATGCCATGAAGAAGATTGGTAAAGCCGGAGTTGTAGCAATGGGAACAATCTCTGCAGCGGCATTAGCGGCAGGAAAGAAAGCCGTTGATGTAGGAATGGACTTTGATAAGGCTATGAGTTCTTGGAAGGGAACTGCAAAGGCTACGGAAGCTGAATTTAATATTGCTAGAGAAGCGGCCATGAAATACGGAAGAGAAACCACAAAGACGGCCACAGAATCTGCCAATGCCTTAGAGTACATGGCTTTGGCCGGATGGAGTGTTGATGATTCCGTAAAGGCTCTTCCGAGCGTTCTAAGGCTTGCAGAAGCCACAAACTTAGACCTTGCAAGAACTTCCGACCTTGTAACGGACTCTATGAGTGCTACAGGAGAAGTAATTGGCGAGAATGGAGAGAATTTACAACGATTCCTTGATGTTGCAACGAAAGCCAATAACAAATCCAATCAGACTGCAGAACAGCTCATGGAAGCATGGATTCAGACCGGTGGAGTTTTTAAAGGACTTAAAGTAGATATTGAGGACAGTGCAACGGCGTTAGGTGTATTAGCTAACCGAGGAATTAAAGGTTCAGAAGCCGGCACTGCCATGAAAGCAATCATGATTAACCTTACCGCCGGAATTGGAAGAGCAGGAAAAGCCATGAACGCTCTTGGGGTGTCTGCCTTTGACAAGACAACCGGAAAATTCAAGGGCTTAAAAACCGTTCTTACAGAACTGAATGAAAAGTTCTCGACCATGAATGATGAGCAAGCCAATACGTATAAAGCCATGCTTGGTGGAAAGCACCACTTGGACGCATTTAATGACCTGCTACAAGGCTTAACAAGTGAAAAGAACGGAAAAAATGAATGGGATAGCTTAAACGAAAGTTTAAGAAATGCCAATGGCTCTTTGCAGGAAATGGCGGCTACAAAGATGGATAACCTTTGGGGAGATACAAAGATTCTCCAATCCGCAATGCAGGACCTTGGAATCAAGGTGAATGATGCCTTAAACATACCACTAAGAGATGGGGCAAAGGCATTTACAAACATGGTTTATGCTTCCGATGGATTTATAGGTAACTTAGAAGAGATGTATCCAAAGCTTAAGCGTGGCGCAGAGGGATTCGGGGAGTTCATTAAGCCTGTGCTTAAGATAGGAGAGTTCTTTGTAAGTAATCCGGAGTGGCTAACAGGAGCGGTAACTGGCTTTGCTTCCATGGCGGTAGTTATGAAGGGTTTTAGTTTATATTCAAATGTTGCTACAGGTATTCCTAAACTGATTGCATTCCTTACGGCAAACCCTGTGCTTGTAGCTGTAACTGCTATAGGAGCTCTTGCCGGAGGAATTATTGGGGTAGCAACAGCCATTGATGCCTATAAAGCTAAGGAGGGAAAGAAGGACCTTAGCAAGCGTTTCGGCGAAATGAAGCTATCTCTTAAAGAGCTGAACGATGTTGCTATGGAGATTGTCGGAAAGAAAACATTTGAAAGACTTTCGCAGGCAAGTAAGCAACTGTCCGCAGTAGGGCAATACAGCAAGGAGATTGATAGGACAGCGGAAAGCTTGCAAAAGCTACAGCTTAGACTAAGTGTAAATTCTGATTTCAACAAAGAAGATGCAGAGAAGCTTGGAACTGAACTTGAAAGCTTGGCTTCCGGAGTATCTAACCTTGTGTCCGAACAGCAGATTGCTATGCACTTCTCCATTCGTGGGCTTTTTGGTGAAGGCGATGCTACCGGAGAAGGATTGATAAAGCAGTTTGACGGAATGTATACAAGCATCCGTGGCGATGTTGAACGAATCGGAAAGCAATTAGGCGATGAGTACAAGAAAGCTATGGAAGATGGCATTATCACGCCCATAGAGCAAGAAACAATTAACACTCTGACACAGCAACTACTTGACCTTAAAGAGCAAGCAATGCAGTCTGAAAATAAAGCAAAGTGGGATTTACTTAACAACGATGTAGAAAATGCGCCTTTAACAAGCGAGTCATTTGCTAATCTTGTAAATAAATCCAGTGAATACGCAAAGGAAATGACCGACAATGCGGATGAACTGGCTAAGAATGCGTTAATGAGCGCAGAAGCTACTTTGAAAAAGTCCAAGGAGCTAGGGCTTTCGGAAGGACAAGACGGCTATTATAGCCAGTCTTTGTATGATAGAGACATTGCAAAAATTCAAAAGCAACGGCAGAGTGTTGTAATGGAAGCAAAGGCAAAACCTATCGAATTGCTTACAAATAAGATACTTAGTGCTTATGGAAAGGAATTTGATGAAAGAGACAATCGTATTAGAAACTTAGAACCGGGAGCTGTATTAAGGTACGATGAAGAGGATCTTGTGCGCTTTGAAAACAAAAAAGCGCAAAGAGGACTTGAAGACCACTTAAAAGAATACGCAGAGCCGATTAAGCAATTCCGCGAGGAAGTGGCAAGCATGGAGACTATTCCGGAGGATGTTCAAAAGACACTTGATAAGCTTGATAAGATTGAAAGTGTCACCGGGGATAAGAAACAACGGAAGAAGTTCTTGCAAAATTTTTTCGGTAGTGAAAGCGAATTAACAGAAAGCGCAAAATACTATGCAAGTGTTTATGGCTATTCTCTAAAGAAAGAGTTCTCTAAGCCTATTTCGGTTAATACGAACATCCAACTACAAAACGGAAGCATGAGCGGTATGGAGAATATTCTGAACTCTGTAAGGAATTTCTTTAGTGGGCAGAATGTTAAGGTAAATATGCCGATTGCGCCTTTTGCAAATCCTGCAGCAAAGGTCGAGTCCACAGCAAAGGCAAAAGGACTTGATAAGCCTAGCTTAATAAGGAAATTTGCTGTTGGTGGAAGAGTGAATGGGCCTACAAACGCTTTAATCGGTGAGGGTGGGGATACAGAATATGTTATCCCTATGAATAATTCTGCAAGAGCTG